CGAGATCACGTTCACCTCTGGCGAGGTGCCTCGAATCGTTTTCAACCGGACCTATATCTACGTTGAGCCAACCAACGTTGCCAACGTCACGCCAACGATCAGCAACCAGGCGGCGCCGGTTGTCTTTGATGCCGCCAACACCGCTACGGCCACCATCGGCGGATTGCCGGTCTGCGTGCAGTCGATGACAATCACCCTGGAGCCTGAACTGTTCTTCCGCGATTACGCCGGCTGCAGCAAAGAGGTTCAGATCGTGAATCACGTCGTCAGCGGCACGATCACCATCGTGCGCCCGGCTGACCTGGCCACGTTCAACCCCTACGCGCTCTGCACCAACGGCACCCGCCAGGCCATCACACTCACTCATGGCACCGCCGCCGGCAACAGGGTGATCCCAACGATTCCCTATGCCGTGTTCGGGGCACCCACTGAGGTGAACCTGGACGGCACGTTTGGCCTGGAGCTGCCATTCGTGGCGAAGAACTCCGCCCCCGGCGCCACTGACTCCATGACCCTGGCATTTACCTGAGCCCAGCCGCTCGGGCTGGCGATTCTGAACACTTACCCCACGGCATTCCATGTTTGAAATCGACAAGGGCGAAACCTACGAATGGACGGTCACGCTTGGCGAACCTTCTAACCGGACCAACAAGGCCGAATCTTTCGTGGGCCTGTTCAACCGCATTCCACAGCCACGGATCGACGAGATCAACGAGGCTATCCGACAACGGATGATTGCCAGCGCCGCCGGTGAGTCGGTCGAGGGGATGATCGACGACATGAAGCTGGCCGACGAGGTATGGGCTGGCTGGGAGAGCGGGATGAACATGAATGGCCAGCCGGTGGAGTTCACCGAAAGGCTGAAGCAGCAGCTCATCACCCGGGCACAGTTCGCCGCGGCAATTGTCGAGGCGTGGAATGAAGCGATTTTGGGCGCGCGAAAAAAAACCTCGAGGACGCCGCAAGGCTTTTCGTGAAAAGCGCGCCGCCGATTGACACGCAGCGGCTAAGGCAGGAGGCCGAAGGGCTGGGCCTGCCCGCTGAGGCCGTGACTGAGCTGATTGGCTCGCAGACCCCCCGCGTATTCAAGGTCTGGCCTGAAAATGCCGAAGCGGTGAGCATGTTCTGGAGGCTGCAAACCCAGTGGAGATGGCGCCCTGACGGGCGACGCGCAGGCCTTGACTATGGCGCCGTTCAGTGGCTGTTTAGCCTGTGCGGGGTGACCCAGCCGCTGGCGTTGCTTGAGGATCTGCAGACTATGGAAGGCGCTTACCTGGCGGAGATCTACAGCTGATGGCCAACCTTGATGCCATCCTCAAGATCACGGCCAAGGGTGACGCCTCGGGGCTGGCTGGATTGAGCGCGGGGATCAGGGGAATTGAGAAAGCTGGCAAGGATGCCAGCGGGGCATTGGGCGGCATCGGCAACATCCTCGGCAGCGTGACCGGCGGCGTGCTGGCCTTGGGCGCTGGCCTGTCTGCCGCTGGCGTGGCTGCGTTTGCCAAGAATGCGATTGATGCTGCCGACAACATGCGCGACCTGTCGCAGAAGACAGGCGTCAGCGTGGAGAACCTGAGTCGATTCCAGCAGGCGGCAGAAAAATCGGGGACCACCGTTGAGGGTGTCGGCAATGCCATGGTCAAGCTCGGCCGTGGCATAACTGCAGCCGCCGAGACCGGCAAAGGTCCCGCATCCGAAGCGCTGCAAACCCTGGGCATCAGCGCAGTGGACGCCGCAGGCAAGCTCAGAGGCATCGATCAGGTGATGTTGGAGGTGTCCGATCGATTCCAGAGGATGCCGGACGGGGCGCAGAAAGCAGCCCTGGCAGTGCAGCTGTTCGGCAAGGCCGGGGCCGAGATGATCCCGATGCTCAACGAAGGCCGCCAAGCCATCGAAGGGTTAGCGGCCACGATGAGCACGGAGTTCGCCAACAAGGCCGACGCCTATAACGACAGCCTGGCGGCCACGAAAGCGGTGTTCGGCCAGATCGGGATGGAGATTGCAAACCAGCTCCTGCCGTACCTGAGCAGCGCGGTGGATTGGATCTCGAAAGTGGGCATTGGCTTCCGGGATTACATCGTGGCCAATCGAGAAAAGATCCAGCAAACTATTGAAACGCTTGGCAGAATTGGCGAAGCGCTGATGCCGTGGGTCAAAGGCTTGCTTTTGGTTGTTGGGGCCTACAAGCTGGTGGAGACTTCCATTAAAGGCGCTATTGCCGCGAAGGCTTTGCTTGATGTAGTCAGCGGCCCGGCTGGGTGGTTCAAGCTGATTGCATCAGCCGGCCTGGCGGCTCTCGCCTACGGCAAGATCAGCGAAGCGCTTAAGGGTGTTGGGTCTGACACCGACAAGGCGGTTAATGATCTCAAGCTGCTTGCTGAAGGGATGCGGACAGGTGCCGCCGCCGCTGGCGAGATTGAACCACCCATCGAAAACGCCAAGGCCAAGCAGGAGGCCTTCAACGCTGCCATCGATCAAAGCAACGCCAAGTACAAGCTGCTCACAGCAACCATCGACGCCACGGCCCAAGCAGTCCAGAGAACGGGAAGCTGGAGAGACGCCGAACTAAATGCAAACATTGCAATAAACAACGCCGCTAAGTCTATCTTGGAATACAAGCTCGGTCAAGCCAATACAGACGCGCAAAAAATCCCCATTCTGTTAAAGATTAAAGAGATTGAACTAGAAAACGCTAGACTGCAGAAGGAGGCGCTCGACGATCAGATAGACCAAGAGACTGTAATTGTTGACCTAAAACGCCAGAAGGCCTGGCAGGAGCTGCGCAGCGCTCAGGCTGCATTGGCCACAGCTGAAGCCATGAGGCAAGAAACCGCAAAGCTCCAGGAGCAAGTCGACCTCATGAAGGTGGCAGCCAACTCGGCAGATACTGAATTCAGATTTCAGCAACAGATCGCCCAAGAAAAATCCCGTGGCGCCCAAGCTGCTTACGACGCGCAACGGCAAATCCTTGGGCTTGACATCGGCCAGATCCGTCGCCAAGCGGCCAATGCGCCCACCGGCCAAACGGTCAACGGCCTGCCGGTCAGGAGTGACGGACGCACTGGGATGCTGGTGAATGGTGTTCCCACCTATGCCGGTGGCGGCTACACCGGCAGCGCTCCCCGCTCCGGCGGACTTGACGGACGGGGTGGCTTCATGGCGATGTTGCACCCCCGCGAAACCGTGATCGACCACACAAGAGATGGAGCCCGCGGGCGGGGTTCCACCCCCCCCAGCATTAGCATCCCCATCCAGACCGGCCCCATCTACCAGCTGCCCGATGGCACCGACACCGTGACCATGCAAGATTTTCAGGCCGGCATGCAGGCACTGGCCGCCGGGATCCTGGGGCAGCTCGGCACCCCGGCTGGGCGCATGGCACTAAGGGGGGCCTGATGACCATCGAGCAGGCAGCGTTTCTGGAGATCGGCGACGGGTTCGGCACCACCTTCGCTCGATGGCAGTCCCATGCGATCGATCAGATCGTGAGCTGGAATTCCCAATCCTGGACCTATCAGCAGCTGGACTGGGCAGGCATCACCTCAGGCCAGGCCGTGGGCGATCAGGCCAGCCTCACCCTGCCGGCGGTGCCATCGGTGCTCGGCCTGACTGAGCGGGCCAGAACGGGCGTCTGGGTGGCCACACTGCGGGTGATCCAATGGGATGAAGAGCTGAGCTCCACTCCACCAGCCAGCGGCTATGTCCTGGCGGCCAGCTGCGTGGGCCAGGTGATCGGGGCCGGCGGCAGCCTGACGCAGATTACCTGGAAGCTGGGCTCTGCCCTGGCGCCAATCGGGTCGCAGTTCCCGCCGCGCACGGCCATTACGGCGTTGATCGGGGTGCCCTGCCGGTTGTGAAGTATCCAGACGCGAGCAGGATGCGCTATCCCGACGCCTCTAATGCGTGGGACCCCAAGGCGCGACGTGTGCTGGAGGCCCGGCCAACGTCAGCTCCAGCGCTGGCACCCGTCAGCGGAGCGGCTCGGGTGCCAGCAGCTCGCGCCAGCGTCGCTGTCGCGGCGATTTTCGCCCCTGCTGCAGCCGCCCAGTCCGGTGACCTCCCCCCGCCAGCAAACGCAGCTGCCGCTGCTGGCAACTCACCACTGATCGTGCCCCAGACCGCCATGGCGGTCGGTGAGCCCATCCCTGTGATCTGGGGCCGGCGCCGCGGCAACGTCGGCGGCGTGTTGGTGTTCCCCAAGGCGACGGAGGCCAGATTCGAGAACACGGCCACGACGGTCACCAGCCGCTATCACATGGTGCTTGGGGATGGGCGCATCCCTGATATTCAACGCCGGGACGTGCGGCTGGGCGAATGCCGGACTGGTTCGTTCTCCCAGAACTACAACCAGCGTGCCGGATCCTGGACCCCTGGGAACTTCGCCACCGCGCAGACCGGCTACACCGTGCCGACTTTCCCGACCTACACCGGCGGCGGCGGCAACTACCAGGGCCTGTCCACCTTCGAGGCCGGGGCCACGTTCACCGGTGGATCTGACGACTGGCGTACCGCATGGAATGTGTTCCTGAGGGGCGGCACGATTGTGGA